CAAACCAGCATTAATTCAAGCACTGATGCTTGATGGTTTGCCAGTTGATATTAATAGGGAGTTAGTAAATCCTATAGGACATGATCATGAGAAAATAAGATGTGAGGTAACTATAGGTGATGACATAGGGTTTGTTTGGAATAAGCAAACTCAATGTTATGAATTAATTACTGATAGACAAACTTGGTCTCGTAAGATACCAATAGAAAGATTTCTTGAAAAGATTACACAGTTGTATTGTATACAATTACTAACTAGTGTTGCTAAGTCTCAAGGATTTAAAGTAGAAAGTCAAAAGATTGATTCTAGTAATGCTGTTGAACTAGTTGTTAATCGGTGGGTATAAATAATTAAAAAAGTACTGCTATAATGGCAAACTGGTATCAAGATCAAATAACAAATAAGAACTTTCTTTCCCCAATAGGATTTATTTTCCTATTAGAAAAAGCAAAGAAGGTTTCTTTTCTATGCCAAAAAGCAGAGATCCCATCATTGTCTGTAGGTAATATAGATATTCCTACTAGAGGTATGGCACGTATTCCAATTGAAGGTAATATTGTTTATGGTGATCTTTCTCTTGAGTTTGTAGTTGATGAAGATCTACAAAACTATATGGAGATCCATAATTGGATAAGAGCATTAGGTACACCACAAGATTTTAAAGAAAGAAGAGATTGGGTTAATAAATTTTCTAATCAAGAAAGTGATGCTAGGTTCTCAGATGCTACACTACAAGTTTTAAACAATAACAATCTTGTCAATTTTGATGTTGTATTTAAACAATTGTTCCCTATTGAATTAACTTCTCTACCATTTGATGTAACACAAACTGATAATGAATATTTTACTGCAACAGCAATGTTTAAGTATATGACCTACGAAGTAAGAAATAAGAATAGTCAGAAGAGAAGGTAGTTGCAAAATTTATAAATCTGTGCTAAGGTACTAAGGTCTATACATATTGTGGTATGGGAGGTATAACCAATGGGATTAAGAAAGGGAGATCACCCAAGAAAAGAACCAATCACCGAATGGGATGATAGCAATTGGAGAGAGGAGCAGAAAGCTTACACTACCAATAAGCATGAATTAGAATTACTAGAGAATGGTCCTAAAAGTCTTTCTCAATCATGGTTACTGAGTGCATTGAGACAAAAATGGATGAAGAGGAATAACTATGGTTATCCAGAACCACCTGATGTATCATCATCAATGAAAGAATTTTTTGCTAAAACTAAGGATCAAGGTATATGATATTCTGGATTGGTTTCACTCTCATGTTTTTCAATGAGGGTTTTGTTATGATGAGACACGTATCTCCGTGGTTCGGAAAACAGAGAGATAAATTTATTGATAAGTACGGTGCTAATGTATGGTATAGATTTCATGGTACATTAGATTATACTTGGATAGGACTGGTAACCATTGGATTAATAGTTCATCCTAATAGGTTGTTGCATACAGCAGCATTAGGAATATTTTGGACTACTTCATTTTTAGTATTCTATGCACCAAGGTGGATTAAAAGATAATGAATTTAGAAAATCTTCAGGAGATGTGGAAGACTGATAGTGTCATAGATCCTGATAAGTATGGTGAGGAATCTGTAAGGATTCCTCAACTCCATCAAAGATGGATGGCATTTTATAATACATTTTCTCTAATGAAGAAAGAAAGAGAAGGTGAAATGAAAGGTTTAGTTAAACAGAAGTGGATATATTATAAAGGAAAGGCACCTGCTACAGTGTATAGAGAGGTGCCTTTTGATTTTAAACTGACTACTAGAGAAGAAATTAATATGTTTATTGACGGTGATGAAGAGGTCAGAAAACTTCAGTACAAGATAGACTATATAGAACAAGTGATATTCTTTCTCGATGGTGTTTTGCGACAGATAAATGGTCGTAACTTTCAGATTAAAAATGCTATTGAATGGGATAAGTTTCAATCTGGTATGTAATGAATTACGGCAAGTATTTTAAATTAGTAACTTTTAATCAGCAATCGTTAAACACTGTAAGAACTGCTATAGCAGGTGCTGATTTAGATTTTATTCCTGCAACTCTTTATAACAATAAAGAAAACGAAGGTACTGGAACAAAAAGAAATAGTCAAGTAACATGGTTGAAAGATCAAAAACTTTCGACCATGCTAATGAAAATGGTACAGGTAATAAATGAAAGTGCTGGATGGAATTTTAATATAACTGGTGTAGAACCTGTACAGTTTGGTGTCTATCCTAAAGGTGGTTTATATGATTGGCACGTTGATCAACACCCTAGACCCATTCGTGGTGTTGTTAGAAAAATAAGTATGACCCTCTTTATGAGTGACCCTGAAGAGTATGAGGGAGGGGAGTTTGATTTGGAGATATATAAACCAGGGACTAATCCAAGATACGAAACCTTTAAAGGTAAGAAAGGTTCTGCTATATTTTTTCCTTCTGGAAAATGGCATAGAGTACGTCCTGTAACATCTGATGATGTGAGAAAATCTATTGTGGCATGGTTTTATGGATCTCCTTATACGTAAGAAGAATGAAGTTTATTTAAAAGTTGATGCAGAACCTCATCTCAAACAAGAGTTAACAGAATATTTTACCTTTGAAATTCCCTCTGCAAAGTACATGCAGAAGACGAGAAGATACAAAGGTTGGGATGGTAAGGTGCGTTTATTCTCACCTGCTACTGGGGAAATTTATTGCGGTTTAGTAGACTATCTAACTGACTGGGCAACTGAAAGGGGATATCAATATCAGGTTTTGGAAAGTCAACACTTTGGATTTCCAAAGGAAGAGAACTCTCTGGTAACGCCTCAGTCTGTAGTTCAATTTGTTCGAGCTTTAAAGCTTCCTGTGAAGGCTCGTGATTACCAATACGCAGCAATATACGAGTGCCTAAAATACAACAGAAGACTCCTATTGTCGCCAACTGCAAGCGGGAAATCGTTAATGATTTATGCATTAGTTCGGTTCCATGTAAATGTTAAGAGGAATATACTTATTATAGTACCAACTACGTCTCTTGTCGAGCAAATGTATAAAGATTTTACACAGTATGGTTGGAACGCTGAGTACCACTGCCATAAAATATACGGTGGACAAGATAAATATGTGCAGAATGATGTAGTTATATCAACTTGGCAGTCTATCTATAAGGAACCAAGGAAATTTTTTGAAAGGTTTGATGTTGTGATTGGTGATGAAGCTCATTTATTTAAAGCTAAATCACTTACTACAATTATGAATAAGTTACATGGATGTAAGTATCGTATTGGATTTACTGGTACGTTAGATGGAACAGACTGCAATCAATTAGTATTAGAAGGTGTGTTTGGTAAATGTTCTAAGGTTACTAAGACATCTGAGTTGATGAAGAAAGGACATGTTGCTAAATTAAATGTTAACGTCATTGTACTTAAACATCAAGAACAAATCTTTGATGGGTATCAAGATGAGATGGATTACCTTTGTGAACATGAACAACGTAATAAATTTATCCGTAACTTAGCGTGTGACCTTAAGGGAAACACATTGGTACTATTCAACTATGTTGAGAAGCACGGTCTACCTTTGTATGACATGATAAATAGTCATACCGACAGACCAGTACATTTAGTTTATGGTGGAGTGGATGTCGATGACCGAGAACATATACGGAGTTTAGTTGAAAATGAAGATGATCAAATCATTGTTGCCAGTTATGGCACTTTCAGTACTGGGATTAACATTAGGCGGTTGCACAACCTCGTCTTCGCCAGTCCCTCCAAGTCCAGAGTCAGAAATCTCCAATCTATCGGGAGGGTACTTCGACAGTCTAGGGGAAAAGAAGTAGCAACTTTGTATGATATCGCAGACGATATTAGTAGAGACAATGGGAAGAATTATACTCTTCTCCATCTCTTTGAGAGATTAAAAATTTACAAAGAAGAAAATTTTAATTATGACATTGTAGAGATTAAACTCAAAACTAATGACACTTAACTACGCTAAACACGAAGAAGAATTTCACGGAGTATTTAAACTTGTCAGTGGTGAGGAGATCCTTGCGAAAGCAGTGCTTACTGTAGAAGACTATGGTGGTACAGATGCAAAGGAAAGTTTAGCATTTCTACAAGACCCAGTATGTATTCAAATTGTTGACAAACCAATAAGTGAGAACAAGATGATGAGAGGCATGGGGTTTCATAAATGGATGAATATGTCTGACGAGGAATTTTTTATAATACGTGAAAAAGATATCTTGAGTGTCGCATCGATGAGTAAAGAAATTATTTTTATGTATGAAGCATTTATAAAAAGTTTAGAACCTGAAGATAAGGTTAGAGAAAGAACTACTAAAAGAAGA